CGATAATAATGTTGCCAGTCGGCGGGGCAATAATCTGAAATCAGACTAATTTTCAAAGGTTGCAATACTGCTAACGAGTCCAATTGGCTCTCTATATACCTTTGAGTATCAGCCGGGATATTATACAATTCCGAAAATAAGCAGCGCGAATGTAATCCGGGCTCGACATAAAGATCTTCATCTTTAATACGAGTCGCTCCAGCGCCTATATAATCCAAAGTTTCATTAAAAGTTTCTCTTTCCCACATTGAAATATCAGTACGTCTTGCACTAAAACCCCTGATGTCGTAAGAACGAGTTACTCTTAAGGCATACTGCGCCAAATTACCCAGGATAGGACATCCAGGATACTGGTGTGCTAAAGACAAAGCTTTACACCTCAGCAACAACTTAATCTTGCTGAGTTTCGAGTTTGTATAGCGAGCAGTTGCCCAACCAAATTGTGACATTACATCATAAGGATCAGTTAGTATGGCCATATCATTGAGATCGAAAATATTGCCACAGAAACCTGCTGAACTAATCTCATCATGTACTTCGAGCTTGATTAAAAATCCAAATTTAGCGAAATCCTCAGTGGTAGGGTAGCGGCCAGGAAAGACGAACAATCCGTCATCTCCCTCCACAACCCCAACACACTCGAGGCCCAACAGTTCACAGACATATCCCATGAACATGAGGTTCGAAAATCCATTCCCCAAAGACGTATTCATTTCTCCAGACATACGCTTGGCTTGAACTAAGACTTTCATAAATTTGTTGTAAATCCGGTTTTCTCCCGTCAAGACTTCTTCCATAATATTTAGAACGTCAGCACCTCCGTTAACAGTGGATAACATATATTGGTACAATATGAATTCACAGTGTAACATCACTTCTTTAGTGAAATGAGCTTCGAAAGAGCTATAATCGGTTGCGATATATTTCGCCCCATCACGAAATAATTGCTTGTATATATAAGAGGGTCTATCCCTTACCCTCGTATGTTTAATAAATTCTGGTTGCTGATAAATCTCCTCCTCTATCATCTTAAACCACGGTCCAAAGAAAATTTTTGCCGAATCTGAACGAGCATAAATGCCTCTAGCACGATTGTACTTGATGTAGTGTTCGTCTTTCATGAACAATTTGACTACAAAATAAAGCAGCTCACCATGAGCATTGCGCTTTAAGAGGGCATCTATTTCGTCTCGATGCTTCACCAATTCCTTCTTACGCCATTCTGGATAATGGGTCTTTTCCAACCAGGTCTCAAACGTTGTGTCGACATCCCAACTCAACGGTTGAATTCCCCTATTCTTTATCCACCTCAGAACATAGCCCGTAAGCCCTTTAAGAAATTCTTCGTCTAC